TGAATGTTATATCCCGCCGTCAGCTTCGTATTGTCAATTGCGCCTTCAATCTGAATGGAAGTGGCGTTGATGACTGTTTTCTTGCTGATGGGGGTGGTTTGCTTCACATTCCCAAGGGCGTTCAATCCGACAAGCTGATTTTCAGTGTATGCCTGACTGGACAGCTTGATTGCCGTGAATGTGCAAGTTCCTTTCCCTTGCATCAGCTTTGCCATTAGCGCTTGTCCTTTGTTCGTAATAACAAAGGTCGAAAACTCCATATGTGATTCATCCTTTCATCAGGTGATTTCTATGATATTGGCTATACTGCCGCCCATACCCACGGAAGCTGTACCGCCAATGTCAATGGATTCTTTCAGATCGTTGGTCAGGAAAAGCACATTTGCCGCACTCATTCCAGCCCCAACGCCTGTTTCAACGAATAGATTCTGTTCGGTATGGAGATCATTGGTCAAAAACAAGGTGTTAATGATACCATGCGTTCCCGCCATACCAAGGGGAACAGAAAAGGTCTTGCGTTCGTTCAGATCATTGGTCAGCAAAATCGTTCCCGCCATGCTTGCCCCGATACCATAGCCAATTCCTAAACTGGTTTCGCCGCTGATGACGTTCAGCGAGTGGATAACCAGATTACAGGGAATCATGGTTTTGATGATATACGCCAGATCATTGACCTGTCCGGGGTTTTCCAAGCGGGTGATAATCTCAATTTCATAGGGACGATTTTTTGAAAGGATAATTTCAACTTCGTCATTTCCTTGAATTGCAATGATTCGATTTTTCAGCGCGTTCATGGTGTATGGGGTGATATCGTGCCAGCGGGTCATAATGGCGCTTCTGCGTGATTCAAGGGAATCCCCTGTCATGGGAGATATGCCCAGAATCTTTTCAAAACGCTTCAAACCGGTGTCCGTGGCGGTCTGAATGAACATTTCATCCACCGTCGCGTCTGTTACCTGTGCGGCCAGATTAAATTCGGGATTTTCCGTGTCGATCAAAGCGCACATTTCCCGAAAATCTTTCAGAAACGGGGGCAGATGATTCCAAAGTTCAATGTTACGCGCCATTCGTCACCGCTCCAATCACGGGGATTCCGTTTCCGGTGATGGTCAGATTTCCTGCCACTCCATTGATCTTTGTTCCAGAAACATCAATAATGCCGGGAACGTTCAACAGCCGGGTTTCAATCTGCGATATTCTGACAATGACATTTTCCACGTTGCCCCAATTCTTGCGCAATTCAAGCAAATATGCGCTGATGTTTTCAGCAATCGCCCCTTGGAGATTGCCCCAACCATATCCAATATCAAATTCAATCACAGTTGAAACATTCACTGCGATTTCATCAGCCGTGTCAACGGTTACGATATGACCGATAGGGGCGACACCAAGCCCTTTTCCATCCTGATAGGGGTCAATCTCGTTTTGAACAGTCTCGATCAAAGCAGAACTTGCCCGGTTAAATTCAGCATCCAGAATGGTCAACTTCACCGTTCCCGCGCCATTCCAAACGGCTGTTACCTTGGTTGCGCCCACGCCCATGATGGAATTGGTTTTGTCAAGATAATCCTGAACATTCCCACCATATCCTTTGTTGCGGAATGCTTCAAAGTAGCGTGTTCTAAGCGCTTCTGTTTCTTCTTCCTCTTCGCCCGGAATCAGCAGTTCCGTTAGGGTTGCGCTTTCCAAACCGTCAATATATTCAATGGGAATCAGACTTCCGAAATTCTGATTCCCGGCTGTTCCACTAGTTTCACATTGCACCTGATACGTTCCACCTTCCTCTTCAATGGGTTTGAGAACCACATAATTCAGCTTGTTCAGGCTGAATCTCTGTCCGGTCACATCAATGGTGGATGGGGTAAAAACGCCTTTCAAAATAGCGTTGGTTGCCTCGTATGGAATGATTCCACGTTCAGCGCATCGACGAATCAGATATTCCCGTTCACTTGTATCGGCGAAGCCTTGATTCAGCGTGTATTCAAGGGACATATACAAAAATTCCAATTCAAGCGCTGCCGGGGAAAGAGCGTCCCAGATCACGGAACCTTCCCGCTTGTCTATATCATCAGGAACACGGTCAAGCATTCGTTGCATGAGAACATCATAAGTCATCGGTTCAAACATCAGATATTCACCACCTTTTCAGCATCAATATCACCGTGAATAGTGTGAACTGTGAACTTGCAATGAACCTTTCCCATTTCAGTTTCAAATTCAAACCCATCCACACTTGTTATGCGGCTGTCCCAAGTCAAGGCTTCAGTGATACACCGTTTGATTTCCGGCAGAACATAGGACATTGGCATTCCAATCAGGCTGTTCAGCTCAACACCGTAATTGTTGGAATAGGCTCCATAGGTGAATCGTTCCGTGTTCAACACCTTGTATATAGCCTGTTTCATTGCCTCTTGTTCATCCACAAATCCCCGGATTCGCCCGGTTTTCAAGTCCATCGCGTAAGTTTTACTCGGATAAATGACAAATTCAAATTCATCATCTGGAAAACTGTTTTGTGGAATCAAGCCCATTTCTTACACCACCCTATCCCATACCAAGTATTGCTGACCACCCTGCATACGCAGAAGAACAACGTGTTCACCAAGTTTCAATCCAAGATGAACGCGCATTCTTTTTCTGCCTATAATATTGTGTGGGTGTGAAAGATTTTTGCTTCCCGTAGTAGACGGGGGAATATCATGTACATGGGGTGGGTCGCCGCCTTCCATCGTGACAAGCATTTCTTCTTCAGTACCGATTCCGTGCTTATGACTGCCCAGCGCGTTTTCGGTTGACCATTCTATAGATACGTCAATATCATGGTCGGTGACGTTTCGGCTCAAAATAAGCTGATTCACTCCAAGGGTCATTTTCTGTTCAACAGAAATCATCAGCGGGTTTTCGTTGGTAACTGTTCCAAAGGCAACGTTTACGGGCTTGCTTGCGTCCATCATTTGCATAGCCGCTTTTTTCATGCTTTCGGTTAAGTCAGGCAACAAATTCACCCCCTCGAAGCGTTAAGGTCATCGTATGTTCATTGTTTTTGAATTTGTGGTCACACTTTTCAACCATCATGAAGTTATCAAGCGTTACGTCGCCCAGATTCAGCCGAACCACTACATAGCTTCCGGCCCTCACACGGATATCACCCAATGCGGTAATTTTAAGATTTTTAGTCTTGGAATTGTACAGGGAAAGAAGCGCGTTGGCCTTGTTCTGCGCATTTTGCGTGTCAGAAATAGCTTCGTAGTATTGAAGCGTGCCCCATTTTTTCATGGTACCTTCTTTATCCTGCGCCGTGAAGATTTCGCGCTTGCCGCTTTCGCTGTCCTCATATACCAGCTTGATTCGGTTATATGTGGAATTGTCAATTGTGCTTGTATAGCTGAAGGATTCACCCGTTTCAGCGTCAATGACCAATCCAACCACCATGCGCTCCGCGCTGGTCAGGGTCAGCTTCCCGGCCTTGTCATAAAGGATATACATTTTTCCGGTATTGGTCAGGGTGATATCAAGAGCTGATTGCATCATGTCAAGTAGCGTGCTGTTTTCTTCGATTCGGGAAGGAATCCAATAATTTGTGTATTCGATTTCCCCAAGACGAAGGCCATAGTCCCCGCCAATCATTTCAATAACGTCTTTGGCCGTGATTCGCTCAAAAACATAAGTATCTTTGTTTTTGAGATATCGCATTTGATCGTATGCGGTCAGGCTCAAAATGGGGTTCTTGTCCCTGCTTTGCTTGAACAAGAACCCATAGAAGATTTGTTTTCCATTCACCTTCAGCGTCACGGGGTTTCCTTCTTCAATTCTCAATCCAGAATCCCGAATTACAGAAAAGGTGATCTTGCCGGGACTGCCTTTTCTTTCGGTAATCCAATGAATTTCATCTTTTACAACAGGAGCGTAAAGAGTAGAACCATTTTCAATCAAAAGTTCAACAGCCATTTGGTCACCTCTTCGACACAACAGAAAACTTCGTTCCCCCTGATGCTTTCGGGGTGCTTTTTACGGAAGAACTACTGCTCGTGTTCTTTTTGATGACGTCGGTGATTGCGTTCTTCACGCCGCTTGCAACCTTGGAAATCACACTTCCCACGCTACTTGCTACTTTAGAAACGGTATTGACCACTTTGGAAATGGTTGAACCGGACGAATTAGAAGAATTGTTGGAACTGGACGAATTGGAAGCGCTGGAATTGCTTGTGATTTTCTGTTTCGTTGCGCCATTATAAGCGATACCATCAACATAAATCGTGCCCTTCCAAGTGTCACCAGCCGCTTTTGTAATCGCGTCTGCCGGACTACTTGCCTTCACCGTAACAACACCCATTCCAATGATTTGCACCTTGTACGATTTCAAAGAACCGCCAGAAGATTTCTTTCCCGAACCGCCACCAGAACTGCCGCCCCCGCTGCTGGAACTTGTGGATGGTGTAGGATTCCAAATGATGGGCCTATTCTCATTCACAATAATGGGGGCGGTCGGGGACGGAATTTCAACCGAAATGGTTTTTGTTGCAAAGTGCTTGTATTGCTTTAAGCTGATAGAAACTTCCAGATCAAAGCCGTTCTTTGCTTCCTCGGTGATCGTGTAATCTTCAAGCGATACAGTGATATTCGTATCAAAGAGAAGTTTCCCGGTTGGCAAGCACCGGGAAACAATGAATTGAAATGGCTCTTTCGCTGTTTTCAGTTGTTCAAAATAGTTCAGATAGGTTTCAGCGCTGATGAACCCACTTCCACCGTATCGTGCAAACGGATAACTGACTTGCGGAATCAAAAGGGTAAACTTGATTGTAGTCAAACCAGCGGTTTTCAGCAGATTGATTTCCCCATCGTTGATAAGGGTGATAGTCTTGTTCTGGTTGTCAATCGCCATTTGGATTTTTGAAGGGGTGATGGGCATTAGCATTTTCCCTAAATACAGATCATACGCCATTACTCATACACCCCTTCCGCAACCATTTCAAGGCGTTCTGCAACCTGATCTTCAAGGTAGGAAACTACTCCATCAAGATCAAGGTCAGATTCAATTCTGTTATTCGCCGTAAAGTCAATGTGAAGTTCAGCCGTTGTGAATTGATTGATAACTTCGCGTTCAGCCAATTCGCGAATCTTCTTCATGTCGGAATCCGAAACTTTCATTTCGTAATCCTCATTGTTGGCATTCATCAAGTCTTCAATCTCGTATCCACTGAACAACTGAATTTCGTTCCATGCGGCCTTGTTTACAGCGTCATATTCGATTCCGAACAGCCTGCCAGCCGCGCGTTCAACGTCATGGGTCATATCATCCAAGGCGTTTATATAGCCAATGCCGGACATTTCACCAAAGCCATAGAACACACGGGACGGGGAATGAATCGCAAGGCGGGTTTGCGTAGCGATTGCCGCCGCGCTTGCCAATGCGCTTGCTGCCGCCTGAACGGCTCCAATTTGGCTTCTGATACCAGCCGCCAAGCCCAGACCAATGTTCCGGCCCATCGAATATCCAGCGCCGTAATTTACAATGGAATTGCCCGTTGCTACAATTCGATTGCATACCGCCG